CGAAATAATACTTTGCACCGACAACGACAATCCGGGAATCGAACTTCGCAATGAGTTGTCACGACGCTTTGGTGCGTATCGTTGCAAATACGTTGATTTTGGCGACTTTAAGGACGCTAACGAGATATTGACAACAAAAGGTGCTGAAGCGCTGCGAAACGTCATAAAAACGGCTAAAAACTTTCCATTAGAAGGTGTACTGAATATTGAGAATATTTGGGATAATGTTTTAAACTATAATGAAAACGGCGTCAAAAACTATTCAATAGGTTTACCAAACGCCGACACATATTTTAAAATGGAGTTGGGACAATGGTCCGTTGTGACCGGAATACCTAATTCGGGAAAATCCGACGTAATGGACCAAATTTGCTGCAATTTAGCGACCCGTTACGATATGCGATGCGCTATGTTTGCGCCGGAATCATTTCCATACGAAGGCCACATCAAAAGAATTGCCAATAAATTAAACGAGGTTAATTGTAATAACGAACAATTAAACCAAACAAAAGATTTTATTCAAGACCATTTTTTTTGGGTCAAAATAGATTTGGAAAACCTAACGTTAAAAGGCATTTTAAACGCGTTTAAAGAATTAGTATTTCAAAAAGGAATAAATGTTTGCGTGATTGACCCCTGGAATATGCTCGACCATTCAGCGCAAAAGGACCATTCCTATATTGGGCGCGCATTGTCAGAAATTACGCAATTTTGTCAACAGACAAACACACATTTGTTTTTAGTAGCGCACCCGCGCAAAATAGAATCTGAAAACGGGAAATATAAAAAACCAACACTTTATGACATTAGCGGTTCCGCAGACTTTTTTAATAAAGCATATAACGGTTTGATTGTATATCGTTGCATTGGTGAACGTACAAAGTTTAAATCGGACGTTGTAAAAATATACGTTGAAAAAGTCAAACGAAAAGAAAACGGACAATTAGGCGAATTCGATATCGCGCCGGATTTTACTAATGGCGGCATATACAAAGACATTGATTTGGAAACTAAAAAATTTGAAGTTATAACCGACGATTTACCTTTTTAATAATTAAATAATAAAAAAATGAAAATAACAAATGAGGACAATATGGAACTAATGGCAAGGTATGAGGATAACTACTTTGACCTTGCTATTGTAGACCCGCCTTATGGGATTAATGCAGATAAAGCACAAAATGCAGCAGCAGAAAGTAGAAAAAAAGCAAATGGTAAAAGCAAGGCGGGTAGAGGCTGGAAAGAATATAAAAAAACTGAATGGGATAATGAAATACCTAAAGACACATATTTTAAAGAATTATTTAGAATTTCTAAAAAGCAGATTATATGGGGTGGAAATTACTTCCCCTATATATGGGAGTTTTCTAATAGTTTTATAGTATGGAATAAGATGCAAAGAGATTTTAGTTTAGCAGATGGCGAATTAGCGTGGTTTTCACAAACCAATAAAGCGATGAGAATTTTTGATTTGAGTAGAGGGGGTGCATTAGCAGACAACAACAAAAACGGTGGACGTTTACACCCAACACAAAAACCAGTTAAACTATACGAATGGCTTTTAATGAATTACGCAAAAGACGGATTCAGAATTTTAGATACACATTTGGGTTCCGGTTCTATTGCGATTGCGTGCCATAATTTAGGTTATGATTTAACCGCGTGCGAATTAGATAAAGATTATTTTAATGCCGCAATAAAAAGAATAGAACAACACAAAGCACAACAAAGACTATTCTAATGGCGAAAATACTAAACCCAACAGACCAACACCGCACCGCCTTACAATGGTGTTTAAAAAACGATATAAAGGTTTCAATACACCCAACAACAAAAGGTTTGCGTGTGCAAATTGACGAACGCGGCAAAAAAACATTGTCGCCGCAAACGTACAACAAGGTTGAGGCCAACAATAAGTGTTGGGAAATATATTTGTATATTTACAAAAAATATTTCAAGAAATGCGCATAAATTTTAATACTATCATTTACCCAATTTACGGTTGTTTAATCGGCATTAATTATTGGGATTCTAAAATGGATCACGTTGTTATTGAATCACCTATTGAGGACCAAACCGAACATTGTTTGGAGTTGCATTTGTTTATTTTCGGTATTTCTTTTATTTGGTATTCCGAAAAGTAAATGCGAAAAATTGTCAGCGTTAAGGAAATAAAACAAACGCCGAACAATCCGCGTTTAATCAAAGACGCAAAATTCAAAAAACTTATTAAGTCAATAAAAGAGTTTCCGCAAATGTTGGAAATTCGGCCAATTGTTGTTGACGAAACATTAACGATATTGGGCGGAAATATGCGTTTGCGTGCGTGTATAGCCGCCGGATTATTTGAGGTTCCAATATATATTCAAAAAGGTTTAACAGAGGCGCAAAAGCGCGAATTCATAATCAAAGACAATTCGGGTTTCGGTGAATGGGATTGGGATATCCTGGCGAATGAATGGGACGCCAAACAACTAATTGATTGGGGTGTTGATTTACCGGTTTTTGATTTACCTATTGACGATGAACAACCAAAAGAAAACGACGACGACAAAGACGTTTGCGAGTTGTGCGGGAAATAATTTTCGTAAAGTTTTCGTAAAAAATTAAAAAAAAACTTGTTAATTATTTGTTTATAACAATAAAAGTGTTGTATATTTGTAATGTAAAACAAAAACAAAAACTAAATATTATGACAACATTAGAAAACATAAAAAGCAATAAAAACCTAACTTGGTTACTTAATAAATCTGAAATTACTTTTGAGGATATGGAATGTAAAATGACACACTTTAAAGGTAGAGTACCTTCTAAAATGCTAAACGAATTAAGAAATTGGTTTGACAATAATGGCGGGAACAGATGTGGAGGAACTATTAAAGTAGGTCTAGGCTCTGCTAACCTTTACACTTCTAAATTCAAGGGGGATAACACAATAACTTTTACAACAGCATTAGCAAAATAAATAAATAAAAAAATTAAAAAAACTATGAAATTAAATTTTATATTCGGTGATATTCAAAGTCAATTAGATGACTTAACTAATGATGCAAAAAAAATAGATGATAGAAAACTATTAGAAAAACGTAAAAGAATTTTTAACTATCTTGAAAATGACTATGAGCATTTAAAACCCTATTAAAACAACGGACGCGTTGGAATAATTCAAATAAGACAACCTTAACGAATTATTTAAATAAACCTTTCAGAAATGAAGGGTTTTTTTTATGTCTTTTTATTTATTTAACTTTGCGTTATGCAAACAAAATCAGACATACTAAAAAACAATTTATTAGAAGCGTTGGAACAATCATTGGGAATTGTCACAACGGCGTGTAAAAAAGTAGGTTGCGCGCGTTCAACGTTTTATGAATATTACAACAAAGATGAGGCGTTTAAATCAAAGGTTGATGAGTTGCAAAACTTCACTTTGGATTTTGTCGAATCACAATTGCACAAACAAATCAAAGACGGCAATACAACTGCAACAATATTTTATTTGAAAACAAAAGGAAAAAAACGCGGATTCGTTGAACGCCAGGAAATACAAATGGACGGTAATATCGAATCTAAAATCATTGAATGGACACCGGCAAAGGACAAATAAAAGAATTTTGCAACGTTCAATTTTACCAAACATTAAATTCAACGGCGCGAATTAAAGTACATCAAGGCGGAACACGTTCGGGGAAAACGTACGCCATTTGTCAATATCTTATATATAAGCTAACAACCACAAAAAAGCCTTTGACAATCTCAATTGTCCGTAAAACATTACCGGCCTTAAAACGTTCCGTATTGCGTGATTTTGTTTCCATTGCCACAAAGTTAGGAATCTATTATAAAGGCGAACACAACAAGGCGGAAAACGTTTTTCGATACAACGGTTCAATGGTTCAATTTATTTCAACAGACGATCCGCAAAAGATTCGAGGCGCCAAACACGATATTTGTTTTTTGAATGAATCCAACGAATTAAACTTTGAAGATTTCCGCCAATTGAACATGAGAACAGTCGGCGAAATGATTATTGATTTTAATCCGTCGGACCCGATACATTGGCTTTACAATGAAGTTATTGAACGCGACGATTGCGATTTATTTATTACAACATACAAAGACAATAAATTTTTGCCGTCTGAATTGGTCCAGGAAATCGAACGCATAAAGGAACGTGATCCCGACTATTGGCGCGTATATGGTGAAGGTCAACGCGCACAATTTTCAAACCGTCAAATCTTTACGAATTGGAAATATATTCCATTAGCTGAATTTCCGGAGTTCGACGAAACGGTGGTTGGCATTGACTTTGGATTTACAAATGATGAATTGGCGATTTTAGAAGTCGGCAAAATAAAAGAT